TGCCCTGACCTGTGCCTGCACTGATAACAGTGAGCTCTCCGTATCTGCATCCATGGGTTAGTCTTTGCAATCCAGCAAAGGGATACTCGAAGTCACATGGTGGGCTAGGGTTTGTCACTAATTCTAGTAGACTTTTACCATCTACTATTCCATCCGGCTGATACGGCGAAGCATTCCAGATAGCTTTCCTGATCGCTTCAGCATCATTATTTTGCAATGCGTCAGACGCATCTTTATACGGGTCTGGTAAATGAGCAATCTTAACTTTCCCAGACGGTAAGAGCGCAGCCACTGCTTCCGTCGCCATGTTACCGGCTTCATCCTTATCGAAGAAAAGGACAACTTCTTCATAACCCTGAAAGAGCTGTAGTTGTTTTTGTATATCCTTTTTAGCCGAAGCAGCTCCGTGAGGAAGTGAGACATGCGCCCAGTTGGGGTAAGCCTCCCAGCCCGATAGTGCATCAAGCTCGCCTTCGTAGACCATGATACGTTTACCAGTAGAAGGTACAAGAGACTGACCAAAAAGAGTATCAGTATTATTACCTTCATACTTAAAGTCTTTTAATTTCGTTTTTGTTTTAAACCCTTGAAGTGTTTTGTCGCTGCTGTAATAAGGGAAGCGTAGAAGTTCTCCATCCCTGTAGACTTTGTAGTGTTGACAGGTTGCTTCGCTAATTTTTCTTTTTGCGAGTCGTTGGGCTGTTCCTTTGTATTGGACATTGGTGGTCATGTTATGTGTGTGATCTGCTGTTGTTAATGTTTGACAGCTAAAACAAAATGTATTGCCATCATCATATATGGCTTTGGCATCAGATGAGCCACACACTTCGCATGGCTCGTGTCTAATGAACTCAGACATAGTTGATGTTCATGTTTAATCTGTAACTTGCGTTAGAACATGAAGTTGAATAGTGTTTTTCTGTAGAATCGAACAGTACAGCTCTGTTCTCAACTGAATCTACTTCTGTACCATCTGCAAATCCTGTGTATCCATCACATGTGTTGAAGGATAAGAGTAAACCTCTCATGCCTTTTATTTCTGATGAGTCAGTATGCCATGGATGTTGTACTACCTCTGGTGTACGTGGATACATATTACATTTGATTCTGGTAATGACTCTGAAGTCTTGACCACAAGTTTCTTTTAACTTGGGGTGTATTATTTCTGTAACTTTTTCCCAGTATTGTGAGGCTGGTGTGTATTGCTGGTAAACCATATGAGCAAACATATAGTTATCTAATGGATTTAGATTCTTCATGGTCTCTGTGTTATCAGAGATTCCATTAACAACAAACCAGTTACAGGTTGTACTGGTAAATATATCTTTGAGAACTAAGAACTCAGATGTAGATAACCAGTTATCAATGATTCTTAAATCGCTAGGTTGTTTCTTTTTTGGTGTCATTTGTCTCAGGGTAGAAGAAAAAACATAAGTTTCTTCTAAAATTTCTAGGTGATTCTCCTTTATCAAAGAAGAACGTACGGTTAGTTACGGAAGATCCATGTGGAAACTTATTACCATCAAATAAAACCATTCTATTGTAAAGAGGTTCTATTGTGTGTACAAGCTCTACATCTTTTTTAGGTATCCAAGGGTTTTTACCGAGCGGTACTTCTTCCATCATGTCTTGGAACCATTTTTCTTCTTTTAGTTTGGGATGATACAGGTTTGTACCGCCTGTTATGACATCTCCAGCCATGTTATCACCAAACTTGTTGAAATATACAATACAAGTGTAACCATTGTCAAGGTGTGGAAACCAATAGTTATCTTCAAAGTTATTGAAGTCATTGTTTAACCAAGCCTCGACGTTAGTTTTAAAACCACCATAGTTACCCAATGTTTGTTTACATAGGTGTTGAGCTACAGCAACCAGAGGACAAGAGGAATCAATCCAGTCTGTGTATCTCTGCTTGACGAAATCTATCATGTTACTTGTCCATGGGTCTCCTTGAATAGGAAAACTATGCCTGTTAAATAGAAATCGCTCTAGCTTTTTTGGTTGTCTAAATACATTGTCGATAGTGTATATCTTTGACCCCATCAATTCATCTACTTGAACTGTGGTATCGAGGTTTAATTGCCACATATCATTTATAAAAAAATACTTGGTTTGATCTGTATGTATTCCAAGGAGCGGTGACAAACCTTTTACAATGATACCTGTCGTTGTTTATCGCCATGCCATGTGGAAATATACTTCCATCAAATAAAACAAGACGATTGAATTTAGGTTCAAAGTGATGTACTAATTTGAGGTGGGATTTTGGTATCCAAGGGTCGGTGCCCTCTTCGTTTTCTGGTAACTGGTGGGAATGATTGTGATAGAGGTTGGTGCCATTAACATTGTCGTGGTTAAAATATACAATACCGTTGTAACCACCATCTAAATGTGCCCACCAATAGTGGGTTTTATACTTTCGATTATAATTATTACACTTAAATCTGTGTTGATTTGTAGAGATTGAGCACTCTTCAAATGGCTTTCGACCACATAATGTTTCGATAAAAGCATGAGCAGGCGTCAGCTTCTGTTCTCTAAACACTCTATCTTCAAAATCAATTCCGTTCCTGTTATTACTGCCACCTTCATACATTTTATACAAAGGTGTGTTTCTGTTGAAAAGATATCTTGCCACCTGATGTGGTGTTTCATAGAAATTATCTACGACGTAAGCAGGAGAATCATTTATTAATAATGTCTCAATCTTTAGGTCAGGATTTAATTCCCACATTTTAACCAATCAACTGGAATACAATGTGCAGCGCACCATCTAATACTGTAACGCTCGCACCACTTCGCATATGTTGTCTTTGACTTCTTACTTATTCTTTTGTAAGGGTCTTGGAATACCATGCGGAGATCTATTTCTGGGTTATCTTTGATTACTTGTCTAATTTTACGCCTTGATGGTGGGTCCCAGTACCCTTTGACCTCAAGGATTACTCCGTTATCTGGTAATACAAAGTCGGGAGTATATTGATGTTGGATTGTGTAAGGATAGGACGTCTCCTCATATTCATAGTCGACGCCCAGTGATGCCAATAGGTCTGCTACCTTTTCTTCTAGACCTGATCTAAAAGTCATCCTCTACAGAACTAGGTGTTGTATCAGGTGTTACATTTGGTTCAGATGTTTTGAATCCAGCAGTATTACCAAACAGCTCGGCTGCTCCTGCTTCATCTAAATCGCCTGTGTCTACACCTACCTCTGATTGGATACTAACTATTTGTACACCAGATAGTTTTAATGATGTACCATATGTTACTCCATCTCTGAGGATGTATGGTTTCTGAGTGAATCCAAGCTTAACCTTACTGCCTGAATACACTGGTGTGTCTTGGTTTGTGATAGGAGTACCCTCAGTATCTACAACTGGAGGTCTTTTCTCGTCATTCCATGAGAACTTAATGAGATATTTACCTTCACTAACTTCTTCCCATGGGGTAGGTTTTAGTGTTGATCTTTTTGGGTTCTTTAGCTTTGACTCAGCCCACTTGAGGCAGTCGTCTCGCTCTGTTTCGAGCTTGGAGATTAGATCTTCTCCAACTATTGCTTTTAATGAATAGCCAAACTTGCTTGGCTTTAACACAGCTTGATAACCTTCAAGGGTTACAGGCTCGGGTGTTACGTGTATGTTTCTCATTAACAAAAAAAGTATTGTGAATCAATTACGGCTTCCGGTTTGAGGTCGCCAATAATCGGTGGTAATTCTTCAGCTCCTATTGCTAGGGCGAAGTCGGTTAGTGGTTCATGCTCTGCGAACAGAGACATGTAAGTTTTGCGTACCAATGTGGAAAGTGTACACATATCAGTAGCTCTACATAGAACTGAATCATGTATCAATGCAATGGGAAAATCCACATCTGTCATTGCAATGTGTAGAAGACTAGCATCTAATGAATGAATTAGATTTGGTGCTGTAGCATTCTTGTGATGTTTTAGGTCCACGCCTATCTCTTTACCAGAGACAGACAACCTGACTCTTCCCATCAGTTGAGATCGTATAACCTCCTTGTTAGTTTTCATCAAGCGTTGCTTAACTATAAAACCTGATGGTGTTGTCCATCTAATCTCAGGAGCACCAGACTTGACAGCACGAGCTATCTCTGTCTCTATCCATTTCATTACGTTCATGGCTCCGGGAACTACCATGTTCATGGCAGCGCGGACAGCTTGTACGCATTGTGTTAGTTCTTCTTTAGTTACATCTACACCTTTTTCTTTGAAGGCGTCCCTGATATAAGATCTATTGGAGAAAGGCTTAGCATTGTATGGTATGGTCATCACACAACGCTTTGTAACCTTTCTATCCCAGTGGGGTTTTAGCCGATCAGGGATAGCGTCCATGCTATGTGATGCAATAACTGCATAAGCATCTTGGGGTTTTTCACTCCCTATGACGTTTACCATACGGGCAGTGGACGCGTCTTTACTGAGACCGGCGAGAATCTGGAGACCACTACATGTAGCGTCTACCGCAACCGGCAAATGAG